TGCTTAAAAGCTCTCCCTTGTCGTTATATGTATACACGACAGAATCACGAAAGACAACTGAATCACGAGTGTTCACGACCTCTTTCACGACGGTAGAATCCTTGCTTTCTTTTCCCTTGTATTCCGTCTTCATTTCAGTAGTTTCCACCGGGATGTACTTCACGCCCCGGTATGAAACCGTTATCGCTATTATGACCAGTAGAAACGTTCTCATGGCATATCTACTATTTCGACGTATAAACCGACAAGAGCCGACAAGTCGTGCGTTAGAGCCTGCTCGCTATCACGTGTACACCTGTACAACTGACCGTCTTGAGTGTAATGTTTCCCCTTGAAAATCTCCATCGGGGGAGCGTACGGTATCGGATCGTCTATCGTTCCGGCGTGTTCCCTGTCTATCACCTCGTATAAAGATGCCGTTTCAATTCCGGGTGTGTAGATAGCGAGAACGGTATGATCCTGCCGGACACGGTAAAGTTTACCCATGTAACGTAGGATGTTACCTTTCTTCACTTCTTTGCTAATTAATTCCGTGAAGTTAGGGAACAGGTCTGGCATCTCCAAGGCAGCGGGATTCGGAATGTTTGTTTCCGTCTTCATCTTCAATTTCGTTGCCCTCAATAACTGCTCGTTGATCGGGATGTAATTATCCTCGATTTCCGGTATTTCATCAACTTCCTCGAACTTGTCAGTCGTGTCTCCCGGCAACAACATCGATCTCTTGAAATAAGATTCCGTGCCAAGCCGATGAACGAACTTGCCGGAATCGCTGTACACTTCTGTTTTCGTTGCTTGTATCATAGTTTCTATTTTTAAGCGGTTGCGAACGTTATCTGTTTTGCGGTTGCGGCCTCGATCAAGGCGTGCCAATCGGCATTAGATTCGTCTTGAATCTTAGCGTACACGTCAGCGTGAACGGTGACTATGATCGGTGACGTGTTGGCAGCGTTAGTGATCATGAATTGCAAAGATTCGAGGCTGATGAGAGGGGAATCAGAAAAGGAAATATCATATTTCACCCCTCTTAAACGCACAGAAACTAGAGCGAAACATTGATAAAACATCTTCTCATATTTTTCTGAAAAATTCGCGTAATCCATTCGTATAATACAAATGACTTCTTTTAATTTTTTGCAGTTTTGGAAAAGGTAGTGAACACTACTTGGATAAACTATCCTATTAACATTTATGCCCAGAGCTGCAACCTCTAAACTTACACATCCTGCAAACATGGCATGAACGTCAATATGACGATATCCACCAAAAACTTCAAGCGGGTAATTTGTTCTAATACTATTTGTATTTGCCAATGAAGCCGCAAAACTCGTTTGTCTTGTAACGTGATGGGTTTGAATGTAAATCGTTCTCATCTGTTCCTCCGTTATATCCGTCAGCCCGTTCAGCTCGTAGAATCCAGTTTGCTCGTTGTATTTAGCCCCGGCGGCAACGTACAAGGCACGGTTCCCTTGCTGGGTGTTGAGAATGGTGGTGAGGTCTTGGATGTCGAAGGATTGAACGATCAAGTTTTGATTATTAATACCGCTTATTCCAATTTTTGAAACTCCAGTAAAAATAAAATAACCATCAACACTGCTCAAAATTGATTTTAGCAAATTATTATTTATATCAAACAAACAAAGGGTGTAAATACCAACTCCTTGATTTGATATTTTAATTTTGTAGCATTTACTCTTATCTATATTTACGTATTGATATGATAATTTCCCCGTTGAATCATCTACTAATACCCCATTACTATTAAAGAATTTTCCAAGTGTCATATTTTTCTCATCCACGCCACCCCCGTCCCTGTACGCCAGTTTTCCCAACAACCCGCTAACGTCGTACATGTAATCGTTTACCCTTACGAGTAACCCAGATTGCGCCGTCTTTATCTCGTTCACCGTCCCCGCCACGTTGTCCCCTTGCTGCTTGGCGTAATCGGCTTGTGTCGTGGCGTTTTGCGTTGCCGTTTCTGATTCGGATTTCAAGCGGTTGAACTCGGTAACACGTCCTTCTTCTGCTTTTACACGATTCGTCTCGGCTTCTTTTCGTGATTGCTCGTTGGTATCACGAGTGCTTTCCGCTTTTTGACGATTGTTCTCTTTCTCGACACGGAGGGTTTCCGCTTTCACCCTGTTGCTTTCCGCTTCAACCCTCGATTGCTCGGCTTTTACCCTGTTATCCTCGGCACTCGCCCTGCCAGTCTCTGCCGTTTCTCTAGCTTCCTCGTTGCTGGCACGGGTATTTTCTGTCTCTCGTCTTAGGTTCTCCGCTTCTTCCCGGGCATCCTCGTTAGAACCTCGTGTAACCTCGTTCGTGATTCGCTGTTGCTCGTTTGCAGTCACCGCTTTATCAAGTGTATCCAAGACCTCTAGCATGTCCCTAGCCGGCTCCTGTAACTCGTGAATCTGTTCTTCCGTGAAATCGGAATACTCGAAAGCCTTGCCACGGGAAGGCTTGCCAGTGTCAACGTCCCCGATCCACCAGTTGCCGTTCTCGCCGATAGACGGGGTTAAGCCGTCCTTGCCCTCTGCCACGATACCGGTATCCTCTATACCGATCATCCATCGTTTCGTCTCCGGGTCTATCCTCGGTGTAACCCCGTCTTTTCCGTCCCTGTTACGCTCGATAATCCCTTTCAAGTTGATGGATGGTGATTCACTCTCGAAACCGGCGTCTTCCTTGCAAGTCAAGTCAACGAGAATGAAAGCGTTGCAGAAGTCAAGGTAGAACTTGTCAACGCCGGTCACGCTAGCCTCGTTCAGCTTCTCGTAATACAGGTGAACCTCGTACTGCCCCGAGGTAGCGTTACCGCCGCCAACGAACTCGAATTCAATAATGTTGTCGTGTATCGTTAAAGGGGGAGATACTTGATAACTGCTGTACTTCCGGTTTATCGTCAATTTCACGTTTCTAGCGTCCGTGAAATCTTCCGGCTCGTCGTTCAGCCGGTTCACCGTTATCTTGAAAAATATGTTTTTACCTACCCTTATTCTCATGTCATTTCCCTTTTATATTGTTTCTATCTCACTAACCTCTTGTAGTTAGCGATAAACTCTTCCTCCGTGCCCTTGCCTAAAGGGGTATTGTAATACCTTTTCCAGTACCTCGCCCAACCTTCGAGATCGGAAGGGATAGCCTCTTTCACCCGTAGGTAATGAACACGTGCCATGCAGATCGCTAGCAAGTCGTTATTCTCTATATCTTCCGCCTTGAAACGGGATATTCTAGCGACACGCTCGATCCTCGATGCCAGTTCCGGCTTGTAACGGAGGTAATTGTTCACTATATCGTTAAACGTTGCCGGCTCCATTTGAAATATCCCTAGAGCCGGGCCACCACCTAGTTGTTTCCGGTACTTGCCAAGATGGCTTTCCTGCGCTGCCGTTCCCATCAACAAGTTCACGGCATCACCGGAATAAAGGTTTAGCTCCTTTAATACCGATGTTATCAACTCCTTCAATTTTTTCTTTTCCATGATTCATTATTGATTGTTACCAGACAAAAGCGTCGCCACCTTGACCCCGCATTTCCTGATGCTCCTGCCAACTTCCACGGCGTTCATTTGATTATCACCGCAAAAAGAGATCCCCAGTATTCCTAAAGGTTTATCTCCAGAGTAAAGAGCCAACAACGCCACCTCGTTCACGTCGTTCGATTTAAACTTGAAATACATACGCTCGTCAATATCACACAATGATTCTATGTTCCCCCAGAAAAAACCATCATCAAACACTTTCGAGATAAACGGGTATTTAGATAGACTGAAATCCGTGTACTCGTCATCAACGTTATCAACCCCGGTAGCCACTTCCTCTATACGCATATCCCCGTAGAGGAATGGTAGTCCTGAAGAGAGATTTTTACTACCATTGTGTAACTCGATCAACCATGTCCTGTCCGCGTCAAGGTTATGAAGTAACCGGTTTAACATCAGTCTTATCTCGGCATCAACTTGTATGCGACGAGAAACGGCATCATCGTGCCTCTCGGTTTTCACCATCTCGATTTTGTCAAGCAGGTACCTCGGGTTCAGGGCGAAAAAGATCACGTAAGCCGTGACAAGCAATACGAACAATCCCTTGAGGATCGTGAAAAAGCCGTGTTTTTTTTGCAAGCCGATAATTTTTTGCAACCACCCAACCCCCTTGTCTATATTCTGTTCCATGTCTCTTGTCAGATTTAACAAGTTACTCTTTCTTGCCGTTGATGTATTTCTCGTACAACGGCCTCCCTTTCCAAACCGCTATCACGACGCATACTAGCGTTACCCAAGCCGGGGCCACCTTCACGAAAACGATCAAC